TTGGCCTTGGATGCGTTATTGCATCTATTGGCTGGTTTGCTAGGGAACTTTGGGATTCTGTTAAAGAGTTGCGTAGAGACATCCACCAAATTGAGAAAGACCTACGAGAACTTTATGTGCGCCGCGATGACCTAAAAGAAGTACGGGTAGAGATGGCCGCACGGTTTGACAAGTTGGAAAGTATCATGGCCTCGTTTTTTGACCGATTAAACGATAAAGCAGACAAGTAATGGATGTGCCATATAACAATGGCAAAATTAAGATAGGTTGCGCATACTATCTAAATCCATTAAGGCCAAAATACATTGAATATGACGAAGATATGCTGGAGTTGCAGAGTTACCTAATTCACGACCCGCGCATACTAAATCAACAATATTGGCTTAAACGAATTTATATATTAATCCTTTTATTTGTATTAACCGTCATGCTAATGGCCCACTAATGTTAATGACCATACTCAATATTTTTGCCCTTTTTATTGCTGTTTTTGCGGTAGTTACATTTACTGTAATGTTTGCATTTTTTTTATTTATTATGTTTGCGTGTGTTTGCATTGGCTGGAAAGAAATTAACTCTATGCCAATTGCTGAGATTTGGCAAAGAATCAAAAAATGATCCTATATGTCAGACCCTTTTGGAATTGTCGATGGTGCTAAACAGGTTACCAAAACTCTCAATGAGTCTGTAAAAGCCAGCGAGGAGTTAAGTAAGGCAATTGACGGGGTACTAGCGGTAGCTGACAAAGCGGCAAAAGAAAGGGCTGAATTAAGAAACAAGTCTAGGGTTATAAGTCCTGACACCACAACAATTATTGAGGCAGTTGATGAGTTTCAAAGGCTAATGTTGGCCAAGCAGTCCGAAGAAAAGATTAAAGAAGAAATTACCAAGAAATACGGCAGTCACGCCTGGGATGAGATACAAGGCATTAAAGCTAGAAAACAATGGGAAGAACGCCAAGATAGATATTTAGAGCAGCACGACAGGCGGGTAATGAAAAGCGTTATGGCACTATGTTACATATTTGCAACTTGGGTAGCCTACGAATGCACATGGGGTAGATGGAAATGACTATGCAAAGTAAAGAAGATAAAAAAGCAGACGATGTTTTATCTAAAGTACTAGCGTATGTAGACTCCCCATTTAAACTGTTTGCAGTTATTTTGATGGCTATTTTTGCGCTTGCAGGATACATTATTTATGATCACCAAGAGTTAATTGTTGGCACTTATAAGGAAAGCCAAAGGCTGCCAAACATTGCTGAAGATAGGGTGGACGATGTAGCGGTTCACTTGTTTAAAACAACTGACGCAACCGTTATCACGATATTTAAAGTTAACCCTTTATTTGGTACTCGCATACAGTATCGAGCCTACACAAAGACCGGAAGGGATAAAACAAACGATGGCTTGGATGTGGGATTATTTACTGCAAACCAAGCAAATAACCACGATGTAATTGCTTTGATGGCTAGTAATATTCCATGTGGTGAGTACAAGGCAGCACAGTCAGAAATTGGCCTTTGGTATCTTGAAAAAGGCATGACCTTTGGTTGTAGAATTAGTGTACCGCCAGAGCCCAGCAGGTTTATAGGGCAGATTACGGTAGGATGGGATAAACCCCCAGCCGATTTGGAACAAGCAAAAGCAATGCTTTATATTGGCGCAACTATGTTATCAAGGAGCAAAAAATGATGGATACCCTGATTGGACTTCTTAAAGGTGTTGCTCCTATCTTAGCTACTGCTGTAGCCGGCCCAGCTGGTGGCGCTGCTGTAGGTTGGATTGCCTCCAAGTTAGGCATTGATGACGCTACCGTGGAAGGGGTCACCCAGGCTTTAACCGGCAACCCTGAAATGACCTTAAAACTTAAGGAATTAGACCTTGAGTACGCCAAGCTAGAAATAGCTGACCGTGATTCTGCCCGCCAGGCTTATGCTGCGGTGGCCACATCTCAATATGCAACCAAGCTAGATAAAGTCGTAGTGCCTGTTTTAGCCCTTGGAGTTGTTGGTCTTGCTTTTGTATTAATAGGCGTATTGATGTTTGTTGATACGCCAGACAACCAGCAACAATTAGTTATTTTTGCCCTTGGTTTTATTACCTCGGCTGCGGGCCAAGTTCTATCGTTTTATTTTGGTTCTAGCCAAGGCAGTAAAAACAAAACCGAAGAAATGAAAGGGATGATTAAAAAATGATTACTCCATTAAGCCAACACTTTAGCCTGGAGGAGTTGACCACCACCGACCATCGGCAGTTTGACAATACGCCAAACACCGATGAACTGGCTAACCTTAACCGCCTTGCCAAGTTCTTAGAGCAGGTAAAAACTGCGTTAGGCGGTAAACCTGTAATGATTAATTCGGCATTTCGCTGCAAGCAGGTCAATGACGCGGTTGGGTCAAAAGATACTAGCCAGCACCGGATTGGATGCGCAGCTGATGTTCGGGTGCCAGGCATGACCCCAGATGAGGTAGTTAAAACCATTATGGCTGCCGGCCTTGGGTACGATCAGATCATTCGCGAGTTTGACCGCTGGACCCATATCTCAATCCCTAATAACCCAGAGGATAAACCCAGGCAGCAGGCATTGATTATTGATCGCAGCGGTACTCGTCAGTACGCGTGATATACTAAACCTCAGTTTCTTTCGACTCCTTTGTCGTTTCCGGCCCTACCTCTTTGGTGGGGCTCTTTTTTTCGTAGAGTATGGCATCTGTAAACCCCTCACGGTACGCATTGTGAACGGCCTCCATATGCCATAAACCCAACAAAACCGCCCCTACAATCAATAAAGCGGGGCGCATGAGACATCCACCACAATGTCGCGAGTCATGCCACCGACCTTGCGTTTGGCGTAAATCACCACCGCTCTGGTCTTGGCTACCTGGCAGTCCTGAATAGCGGTAACCACCTCAAGACGGCTCATAGAATGAACCTTATCATCCACAATCAGCTGCTGTTCTGGCATGGCTTGTTTGTTCGCCATAATCCCGCAACCACTCAAAATTAGTAAACATACACCGGTTATGATTATTTTCATTTTTCTCTCCTAGAATGGGTTGTCATCGCTAATGTCACCAGCAAATGACCGTGAAGGGTATTTTTGAACGATTGCAGGCGTTTGTGGCTGCGAGTCAGGCTTTGCCCCAGCAAACTCTAATTCGCCTATCCTGGCTCTTAAAGTCACGCCCTCGGTGCCGTCCTTTCGTTTATAGGTTTCTACATGGGGCTCGGTCATGCTGACAAACAACAGCTGGCCTTTAGCAAGGTGCGGTTTTAACTTCTCGCACCGGTCACCCCACATGGTCCCGTTGACCCATTGGGTCGGCTGCTTACCATCGACCTTACGGCCATAAGAAAATGCCAAGGATAAATCCATGATGGCCTTACCATCAGGCGTAAAGCGTAACTCTGGGTCGTTGCCCAGGCGGGCTAATCCGATCATTAACATTAAAAACTCCCTTTATCAAAATAATTCGATTCATCATTAAAAAACTCAAATAAGGCATCGCACTCGGCTAAAAACTTTTCGGCAGCTGCCTCCACCTCGGCCAACTCCTCTGGGGTTGGGACATATTTTTTGATGAATAAGTCTTTTCCCTCGCCCATACGCGGATCGTAGGACACAAACCATACATCCTTACCAGTACAGGCCGACTGCAATAACATCTGTGGTTTGTACTCCGCTGGGATAGCCTGGTTAGCCACATATTTCATGTGTGTCTTGGTCTTTGGGCATTTGACTTCTATGAGCGATCCATCGGATACAAAACCGTCTGGGCTCACACCGCAATGGTCGATGCTTGGATGGTCAATAAAACCAACATCCTTAACCATTAAACCGGTTGTGTTTTCAAAGGCCTCTTTAGCGGCGGCCTCCTGCTCAACGCCCCATTGCATATCCGAGGTCATGTACTTGTCCGCAAAGGTGTTGGTGATCCGCTCGGCCACCACCTCGTAGCGCAAGTTCTCCCGCTCACTAGACTCTTTGCCAGACTTTAAAAAGTTCATGGCAGCAGCCATTCTGGAACCGGTTAACTTACCAAGGCGGTTATTCCACCAAATTCCGTCTTGCTGAAATGGGTTTGGTTCACGCACTTTGCTCTCCTTTTAATTTCTCGTTATGTTTAGCTGCAAACTCACGCACTAATTCGCGCTCGTCTGGTAACAGGGTTTTCCAAATGGCTTTGATTTGATCAGAGTCGGTTGCTGCAGTAATCTGTGCCTCAATCTCTGCCTGAGTACGGGTTGATTTGGGTTTGGCTGGGCGCGATGCGTTGTTACCGTCATCGTCCTCTGGGGCGATACCGCAGGCTGCTTGCAAACTGTATCTCCGAGCATAAGTCATGGCACTACCGTAGCCCTGAGCATCTTGCTTGGTTGCTGGCACATGGAGTTTTCCTCCGGAAATCATCTCGCCAGACTCATGGATAAAAATGGTCTCAATAATGATTCCATCCGCACATTCATGCGAATGTTGAACCAAGGCAATTCCATTCTCGTTAAGGGCATCAATCACGGCCTCAACGCAAGCTGCCAGGTCGGCATATCTTGATTTGAAATGTGGGTTGGTGGACGATTTGAGCGCTGGACCAAAGGCTTTTTGCGCTTTGACTAACGCGGTTGCTATTTTCTGCATATTCCCTCCGATTAAATAAATGCTAAAAGTAAACAAAATACAACTAAACCTACGGCAGCAAAGGCCTCCATCCAAGGAGACTCTTTTTTAGTAAACACATTACGCTGCCACCTATTTGCCTCAAAGTTGGTTTTTCTCATGCTATTCTCCAACATCTAGCTGGTGCAAACATCAAGCGATAGACTGCGTACCGCACACCATTTGGTTCTTTGACCATCTCGGTAAGGATGTGCCAGCCCTCTGCCTTGAGGTCATAAATAATGTCAGCTAGGCGTGTAGCGTGATAGCGCTCGATTGCCTCCCAGCTGGTTATCTTTTTTTTGCTGATTAAATGCTTTGCAACTAGGTTGATTTTGGTATCTTTCATACTTCCTCCACGGTTATTTTGTAATGCCGGCCATTGCAATCCACAACAAACAAATGCTTTTTGGTGCTAAGAAATTGACCCTCTGGGCTCAAGT